AGTCAGAAAACAATCTCCGGCAATATTGGAGAGATGGTGCGAAGTTTCAAAGAAAGTGGCAAGATTGGCACTAGCCGACCTGCCAGTAAACGTGCAGCAGTCAAGCAGGCTGCGGCGATAGCTTATTCAACGGCTCGCAAAACGAAGAGAGGTATGCGATGAACTACGATGCAACGATGAAAGCAGAAGGCAATAAAGAGATGAAGCGCCAAGAGGCTCAAGCAGCCGAAGCAGGGCGCAATGAGGTTGCAGGCTCGCTTGCAGCGCAACGTGCTTTAGGACGTATGCCTGCGCAGAAGATGCCTGAGCGTCAGCCTAAGCGTCGCATGATGCGATGAAGCGTAAGACCTCTGGGATTAACCCAGACCTAGAGTCTGCAATTAGCAAACTCTTGGCTGAGGTCATGGCTGATCCAGAGGCCACACTTACGGACAAGAGCAAAATCATTGACCGTGCGTTGAAGTTGGAAGCAATCCGATTGAAAGCATCGGATGCTGAATGGGGAAGCGGGTTCTTAGACAGTGATGATGATGATAGTTAAGGTAACATAGAGAACCTTAACTAACCCATGGGGCTGAACATGGATTCAAACTTGCTGTTGAAGGTTGTACGGATTTCTTTGAAGTTGGTGGTGGCTAGGGTTTTGACAATCTTGGCGTTGTCGATGACTTTTGCCTTGGCTTGCTGGACGATGTGGGGGCCGACGTATGAACGGATCGCTGCATTATTGATCTTTGCCATCACGGTCTTTTTACCATCCTTGATAAAGGAAACGAAGCATGATGACGATGACGAAAGTAGTGAGCAAGCAGGTGGTACTAAAGCCTAGCCAAGGTACGACCAAGCAAGTTACACCCAACTTCCAACCGAAGTTCATGAGCGGTGATAAGTGCTATGGCACGATGACTGCTGCACAGCAATGGGGTAAAGGCAATGGCAAATAACATTCCTTTTCAACCGATGGGTAAGACCTATCGGCTGAACGTCACAACCGGTCCTAGTGCAGAACTAGCCATTAACGCTTACACGCCGTGTAATCAAGTCCGTATTCACAACGGCACGGCTAATGAAGTGGCGATACGCTTTGCAGCAACCACCGGTAATGCAGCAGCATTTCCTGTGTCTGGCACACCATCCGATAGCATGGTGCTACACAACAACCAGACGCAATACTTCACCGTCCCCCAAGCATCCATCTCCGCACAGGCAACGTTGTATGTATCTGCGATTGGTGCTGCAAGTGGATACATTTACGTTACACCAGGAGAGGGTTTGTCATAGATGGAAGTCTCGCTTTCAGTCGTCTTGCAGGCACTGATTGGCGCAGGAGCTGGTGCGCTTGGAGCGTATGTTGCGATTCGATCAGACCTTGCAGCACTGAAAGCAAGGGTTGATGTTTTGCACGAATCAACCGACAAGGCACATTCCCGCATTGATCAGATTCTCAACAAGTAATGTTTGAGTTACTTGGTGGTGGACTGCTCGGAAGTATCTTTGGTGGCTTATTCAGGTTGGCACCGGAGGTACTTAAATTCTTCGATAAAGCCAATGAACGAAAGCATGAGTTAGCCATGTTCACGTTGCAAACTGATCTTGAGAAACTCAGAGGTCAGTTCAAGATGGAGGAAAAGTATGTTGATTACTCAACTCAGCAACTCGATACCATCAAAGCGGCTTTTCAAGAACAAAGTGAAACGTCTAAGACAGCGGGTTGGTTTGTATCTGCTATCTCGGCATTGGTGCGTCCAGGCATTACTTGGGCTTTGTTTGGCATGTATGCGGCAGTCAAGGCGGCTGCGCTTATTATCGCGTTTGAAGCAGGCGCAGATTGGAAAGAGGTAATCACGAATGCCTGGGATGGAGATGACTTTGCCTTGTTCAACATGTGTTTGACATTTTGGTTTGTTGGTAGAAGCATTGAAAAATACCAGCGTTCATGAGGCGATCACGTTATCTGTCACAGCCCTCATTAAACCCTTTGAAGGATACGCTAGGCGACTTCCTTCAGGCGATTGTATTGCTTATCCTGACCCCGCTACTGGTGGCGACCCTTGGACTATTGGCTATGGTTCTACTGGCAGTGGCATTGGCCCAGGCACTATGTGGTCAAAAGATCAGGCCGAGCAGCGTCTTCAGGAGCATGTCGAGTATTTCACTCAAGGGTTGGTAAGACTCTCGCCCAAGCTATTGCAAGCATCACCTCGAAGGTTTGCCGCAGTGCTCTCTTGGGCTTACAACTGTGGTCTAGGCAACTACAGAATCAGTACGTTTAAGAAGCGAGTAGATGCCGGTGATTGGCAAGGTGCTGCCGAGCAATGCTTGCTTTGGAACAAGGCGGCAGGCAGAATTATGCCTGGCCTGACAAGGCGCAGACAAGCCGAAAGCATGTTCATGAGGTAAGCATGTCAAACCCTATTTCTAAAACCACCAAAGGCAAAGGCAGGCACTTCCAGTCTGTTGCAGAAGGTGGTGGCATGACAGAGGCTGGCAGGAAGGCTTATAACAGGGCTACAGGCTCTAATCTGCAAGCACCTGCACCTAACCCTAAGACACCCAGAGAAAAGGCTAGGAAGAAGTCTTTCTGTGCTCGCTCTAGGTCTTGGTCTGGCCCAAGAGGCAAGGCTGCTCGCAGAAGATGGAGATGCTAATGAAACGTTGTTTTAGATGTAAAGAAACGAAAACTTACAGTCTGTTTTTCAAGCATTGCCTTACGGCTGACGGTTATCACAGTTGGTGTAAAGCGTGTTGCACAGAAGGAAATAAAAAATCAAGAGCGAAACAAAATTCAACAATTGAAGGAAGGGCTATAGTATTTCTTCGTAATGCAAAAAAATCGGCAGCAAAAAGAAGGCAAGAATTTTCTTTAAGCGTTGCTGACATTGTTGATTGTTGGCATGACCAAGACGGTATTTGCGCTTACAGCGGGAGAAAAATGACTTTAGTTGCAGGCGAGATTGAAACCGTTTCTATTGAGCGCATTGATAGCAACAAAGGCTACACGCCAGAAAACACGATTCTTGTGTGCCAAGCAATCAATCGAATGAAATCAGATTTTGAGTTTGAAGAATTTTATGAGTTATGCCGTGATGTTGTGCAGTTTTTAGGAGATGAAGAGTTAAATCTTGCAGTGGGAGCTGTTAAATGAAAAAATCAGGAGATCCAGGTCTATATGCTGCAATTCACGCTAAACGCGCTCGCATTGCTGCTGGCAGTGGTGAGCGCATGAGAAAGGTCGGTAGTAAAGGCGCTCCCACCGCAAAAAATTTTCGAGAATCTGCAAAGACTGCCAAAAGAAAACCCCGTCGCTAGGACGGGGAAATGCTCGTAGGGAAGAGCAAAGAGGAGACAACTGAGGCTGCCTGCTAACGCCTGCCTCGGGCGTAACCTAACTCGCAGACTGAGCGGAGTCAGAGTTCATTCTGCATGAGCTTGATCGCATCGTCAAGCCGGAAGATGGCAAGCGACTCTTTGCCATCACCGCGACATACAACCACAGGTGTTTGCCCTGTCAGGCAGACTGAAGTCTTGGCCTGATCCATCCACTCATAGACTGCTATCTTCCTACGACGCTTGCATTCGATCATAAAAGGCCCTAAATCGATGTCAGAGCCACCATCTCTTGCTTGCCCTAGTACGCGTGTCACTTTCGTTCCTAGAGCGTCTGAGAGCGTTTGGCAGACCTCTCTTTCGTATAAGGCACCACGGTCTTTTGCTAGCTTGCTCAATTAGAATAACTCCTTAGCAAAGAATAAGCATGTTGCCTGACCTCATCGCTGACAGCATAGCCATAGAGATCAGGATCACATAATGCTCGCAAGAACTCTTCCCTGTGCTTGAGCTGGCTTTCTAATCGAGCGCAATGCGCCCTTAGTTCGCCGTTTAACTCTCGCAAGGTTTGGATACGCTCTTCATCGGTCACGGCCATGATGCCTCCCTATGCCATATCGTCCAGAAGGACAGCGTCATAACCACGATCATCTGCGCCTTTGATGATAATGGTCTCGTGCGTTGTGAACTTGAAATTGCAGGATACGCAGCGTCTACGCCTTGTTGTGAAGCTAGCAAAGGGTTTCTTCTGCTGATGCCTGCGTGTTTCAAGAATGATGGTGTCGTTCATTTCTTTCCTATCAGCGCACTTAGGGCAGAGCATTTAGAACGGCACCGAATCATCATCAAATCCAACCTCTCTTGGAGGCTTAGGTTGGTAGCGGTTAACCCTCAGTGTAAAGAACTCACCGTAGGCTGAAGTCTTCTTCCATGATGACAGCTTGATCTGGTCACCAGGCTTGAGTTCCTCATCAACGATGTAAAAGCCTTCAAAGTCCGGCCCTTTCTCGTGGCGCTTCTCTTTCACGCCAAATAACACGCCTTCGCCTGGTTTGTTTTCGTATTTACCTCTGCTTGTACTCATAACTTTTCCTTTACTAGTGAATAAGCTGCAAACGATTTACCGTTTCTCGTGCAAACCATTGCAGTGTTGATGACATGTCCTGCTCTTCTTAATTCCTCGACTCTGGCGGCGAGTCTTGTTGTGCCAATCTCGCTATAGGCTTGCAGTTGCGTGAGCGGCCCTTGGTGTAGCCGCTCAAGCACTGCTTGCGTTTGCGTTAAAGGCCCATCTCCAGATCGTCTTCCTCTGCCTCCAGAGTCACTACCTTTTTTGTGACAAAACCCTCGACCTCATTATCGTGACAACGCTTTTTCCATTCGAGGGCTGCAACCCCGCTAAACGAACCGTAGATTTCTGCGTTGACCCGAAAGAGAGATGCCAGCTTGGCATTTTTCTCCTCCGTACTGATCTTGGTGTTGCTTGAGATCTTGCCAATCAAGCCAAAGAAACTGTCATTCCATTGATGTTCATCGGAGGCAGACGAATAAACCTTGCTTCCATTGCCATCAGGAATCATGACCTTGAACTTGCCCTCAACGACCTCAGCAACCTTTGGGATTGATAAATTAGATGGCATAGGCATCGGCGCAGTGACAGCATTAGGAATCGTCTCAACCTCGGTTTCATCCATCATCCCCAGTCCACAGTGTGCAAGTACGGTTCGTCTGATTGCCTTGGTTGTTGCCTTCATCAAGGCGTTGGCTTTTCCGATTCGCTCTGAGTCAAGTTCGACCGCTCCATCATTTTCAGTAACTCTTCCATCCTGTCCAGTGACTCGTACAGATACCAGATAGACACCCTCAAATCTCTCTCTGTTAATGATCGATACGGACAGCTTGTGCACTGCGCACAGTTGCTGTGTGGCTCCAGCATTTGCGTACAGCAGTTTCTTTCCGTTAAGAACCAATAAATCGAACGGCTTTGCGCTAGGATCGAGTCCGACTTGCTGGCATCTGTAGTTGTAATAGGCGACTGCTTGCTCTTGGCTAAGGCCACTCATATCTCCCTTGATGACGATGGAATGGATGACTTCTGGGTCAAGTTGCGATGTATTGACTAGTGCGCTCATTTGAGTAAGAACCTCCTTGAACCGGTTGTTTCACGCATATACCGTTCGTAAACCTCTGGCATTTCCTTTTGCAGAAGGGAACTGTCGAATCTTGTAGAACCTTTTGCAGAACGCCATGTGGCAAGCACTCTGCCGTCAAAAGTCACAAGCGTGTCAGCATCTTTCATTGCAGCTTGCAGGTAAGCCTGTTGTTTAGCTTCTTGCTCTTCAAGTTTTTTAATGTGCTCCTTAATTGTTTTTAGTTGATGTGCGACTTGCTCAACATGGCTATTCGCCACAGCACTATTGCTCGTTGAAATTGGAAACAGCTTTTTTGCTTCATCAGGCGTAGTGGGCATTGGTGGTGTTTTGGCCTGGATAGCGCCCCACAGCGCCGCCTCTGCCTTGATAAGGCGATCTTTATCATCATCAGTAATTGATTTATCAATCAAAACTAGCTCTTGCCCACCAAAAAGCACCGCAAGAACAACTCTATTTACACGATGCACTGTCGCTTCATGGATGCACTGCACCGAGTCAGCAACTGGCATCAAGCCGGCAGAGTCAAATTGGCTCCTCTTCATCGCGTTGTAGTTCTTTACTTCAACCAACGTAGAGCCGTCTTCACTAATGAAATCAAAGTGAGATCGCATCCAAGGATGATCAGGATGGGCAAGTTCGTAGTCGGCCTCTTTGAGTTCAATCTTAAGCCTCCTAGAAGCCTCTCTGCCGATTGAGTCTTGCAAAAGCAATCCCCAGTTCATGCGTTCCTGACTTGCAGGATCAAATTGGTTTTTCTCTTCCCAATAACTCTCATCAGTTTTCTTGAGATAAACCTCTGCGGCTCTTCCCTCTGCTATGGCTCTAGCATCGGTTGCAAAGATCGCTTTGCTACGCTCTTCAAATGTATAAATCATGTTGTCATCTCCTTTGCCCATTCTCTCGGCCACAAATAAGATGTTGATTTGATTGCACCAGCGTCAATGAGTTCTTGCTCTGTGAACTCGATGTTGCATGGTGCTACGAATACGTTAGGTTTGGTGTAATGAGGCACTAGCATTAGCTGATTGCAGTCATAGACCCTGACCCAATCCCTGTGCTGCAACACGCCGCGGAACACTGCATCGTCATGTGCTTTGAGTTTCATGATTGACTCGATTGTGGTTGTCCAAACACTGCAAAACTAAGTTTGGTTTGATTAAGGTTCTGAATCGCTGTAAGAGCAGACGCAAGCCTTTCAGCATTTTCAATGGCCTGCATGAATTGAGGGTTGGTGAGAACGTCTACAGCCTCCTTATAATGCTTTGACATCTTAAGTGTTTCGGTTTGAACACGATCTGATGCTGCTTTGAGAGATGACAAGTCATTCTTAGTTGTCTCTCGAAACGACATCACAACTTGCTTAACCCTATGTAACTCCTGCTCAACTCTGGCAGAAGATTCTTTTGCAACGGTTTCAAGTTCCATACATGCCTTCCAAAAAGAAAATTCGTTAGTGACAATCTGAACCATTGGGTTGCCGATGACATCAGTTTTCCAACCGATTCCCTCTCTTGAGTTTGGTCTTGCAACAGATGCAAGACGCATCACCTCGTCGAGTTTCAGCGGTTGTGGTGCCGCAAGATCAACCCATCGCTCAAAAGCATCAAACTTGTTTGACCAGAAGAACTCAGCACCGCGTGACGTAAACATCACCGACCCGCAGTGCTCAGAACGTCACAGTTTTCAGGGCTGACAAATCCGCAGACCAAAGTGCGCTGCTCAGAGACGTTGTCAGCCTTATAACCGGATAGCTTGTAAGCAATCGGCATTGCTACCTTCATGATCTGAAGCGCGGTAAACCCATCATCATTGGCTTTGAAGATAGCCTGGTGCATGGCCTCGGCAAGCTCGGCTAAGAACTGATCTGTATCCGTTGCCGTGGTTTGCACCACGACATCACCAGTTCCTTTTTTGTCTGTGAATAGCCTGACCATCAGACACCTACCTCATCCATGGCAGTCACCATGTCTTTGACGGCATGTTCACGCTTTTTTGCAAGCCAGAACTGTTTCACCTCCTCCATCTCTTCCAGCAACTGATCCATCTTCTTGAAGGCATAAGGCTCAAGAACCTCGGACTCATAACTCATGCCGTTGATTGCCCAGATCGTGGTTTGAATCAAGTGCGTGAGCTTGGTTCTGATCGCTAACTGATCGTAAAAATCCAACTTCTTCATTTCAAATCTCCTTGGTTAGGTTGGTACTGCGGGTGAAATAGTACACTAGGAATATATGTTTATCCATCTATAATCTACCGTCTGTCGGAACTATTTACAAGATGGAAGGTTCCGTGTAAGATTGGCTTGTCTGTGTGGCGCAGATAGAGCCGTTAAGCATGTTCCCTGCCTTGTTTCCACAAACAAGGGCTGCCACCAGGGACATCCTTAACGGCTTTTTTGTTTCCACATAGGCATACGGGGCCATAACCCAGCCCTCCCGCCGGTGCTGCGACCAAGGGAATAAACGTGGCTAATCATGGGGTGCTTCTTGCAAGTCAGCCTGGAGAGGAATAACTGACAAGCATCGGGGCCAGTACCGTGGGCAGACGCAAGTCTGTAGCCTAGATAAACGAGAGCAAGCAATCCCCGCTTATAAACGGGTGAGGTTCTTTGTAACTTCTAGTTTTAAGGAAAGCAAATGCCTTATTACTTTTTCAAGAAACGAAGCACTGCTGCACACATCTGGACTGGTGAAGACACGGCCTGTCGAATGTATTCGACTGGCGGTCTACGCAAGTCTGGGAAAGTGTTTGATGATCGAGGAGAAAGAAGAATATGCACCATGTGTAGAAATGTAATGAGCCATCGAAACAAATCAACCGATAAGGTTGAATCAGAAGAATTAGCTTTCTATTTGTGGTGACCCCTGCGCTTCGCTTTGGGCTGCGCTAGGGGTCTTTTCAAGTAGCCAGCTTTGGTGAGAACTCCTTCGTCGTAAACCGTTGTTTACAGTGCAAGCATTCTCTCCGTCTCTCAACGTAATAGCGCCTTCTGACCTCATCGAACCAAGATCGACTATCGATGACCTTGGTCGGGAAGCTATTTAAATTCTTGTCTGCGCAAAAAGGACATTTCATAGCTTCCTTGCCTTCATCATTTCATCAGCAATTCGATATGCAAACACTGCCAGGTCTGCATTCTTTGAAGCTCCACCGCCGCTCTCTGCAAGCATTCCTTGCATGGCTTTAGCTGCAAAGTAATCGCGTATGGTCATACCCTTTTGAATATTGATTTCCTTCATGCCTTCACCGACTATCTTTTCAAACACCATCGGGAAAGCACGCCAGCCTTTTTCCTCTTCATTCATTGCTCACCCCTAGGATAAAAAGTCACGACATCTGAGCCGGGATAAATCGTGGCCGTACACCCTAGCTCGTTGCAAATGTTGTTGACCCAATGCTGCACATATCGCAGCGAAGGAACCTCATCGGGCAATCTTTGTTCTAGTAGTGCAAGGCTGATCGTAGCCGCTTCGTTACTTCTAATTTTGTTATGAATCCAGTCTTTCATTGCTAACCCCTTGCTCGGATTGCTTGCGCGGCCACCTTTGTAATGTCTGACGCATATTCAGGATGTACAGCAAGCACATCACAAACCTGCGCACACGCCTCTCTTTCATGCGCTGCGACAAGGGCGGCGAATGCTTCAAGCTGCCCTTCCCAACAAGTCCACCCAAGGCCATACTTTGCGATCCCCGCCTTCCGCGCCATCTTGACTATGTCTTCTTGGGCCATGCTCACCTCATTCCTCGTATGGCGGTGGCGCTGTAGTCGGGACGAACCCAATCGCCTTTTGCTATGGCGATGCAGTCGTCCGAATCCAGCATGTAATCGCCTTCAGTGACGCAGTAATCGTCTTCCTCTTTGATCGCCTTGCAGATGCGATCACGCTCATGATCGGCAACAAGGGCAGCGAAGCGTGCAAGGCTCTCAAGTAAGCAAAACCGCACATCGTTTGTTGGTGACGGGTAAAACTCGATTCCAGCCTCTCTCGCCATCTTGATAATGTCGTCTTTATCCACCGTTCTTCTCCTTCAGCTTGGATTCAATGTAAGCAGCAAAGGCTTTGCACCATGCTTCTGGGGTAGTCTTCCAGTTATGAGGGGTTTCGTACTCTGCATGGCAAAAAGCCTGGTGTATCTCATCCTCGGTTAGTGTCTGCCACTCTGGAGCCATTGGCATTGGCTTGCTGATCTCTTCACTGATGCAACACAAGGCATCGTGAAGTGAAATGAGCCATTTACTATCAATACCCTCCTTATGTAGCTTTCTCTCAGCGTCTAAGATAGCTCCATAAGCCTGTTGTAACAGTGTGTGCTTCATTGAATACCTCCATGTCGGCTTATCGATCTCACATAAAAGTGGATACCTATGGCTTGGTGTAGTTCATCCTCGGTTACACCTGCCTGCTCACATAAGATAGGCAGGTAGGCAACATGTCTTGCAAGCTCCTCTTGCCATCGTTCAGCAATAGCGATGGACTCTTGCTCTACGTCTCTTAATAGTCTTTTCTTTTTCATTTCCTGTGCTCATAGTCGATTTCAATAGACTCAGCAAAACCATAAGCTCGACCATTATTCTCAGGTGCGTAGGCTTTATCGATCTCTTTGCCTAGCTGATACAAAGCCTTGTAGCCATGGTGCTTGAAGATGAATTCGTTCATGTGCTGCATAGCAACTAGGTAGGGGTCATGCCTGTGATCTGCTAAGTGAATCAGTTCTTTAATTTGCTTTTGTTGATCTTCAATCAGAAGTTCATAGGCTTTAATCTTCAATGCGTCATCCATGATGGGACTCCTGCGCGGGTAACTGAGGTACAGCTTGGGACTCGCTGGCGGGTAGCGTGACAGTCCAGGTGCGGAAGGACTGCTGCTTAGCCATCGTCTCAGGGCATTCCTTGCTTGGTGGTTTCCATCCCGCCCGTCTCCAGACTGATTCAACTGGAATGCACCAGTCTTGCGGATGGATTTGGCAATTGAATAAAGAGACCCATAGAGGGATTTTCTGATCTTCCATGTAGGTTGACTCCAGTTAGGTGTTAAAAACGCCCCAAAAGCCCGTTTAAGGGCTTATAGGGGCATTGAATGGTAATTAGATGGCTGCCAAATCGACCAAGTAGACTTCGTGCAAAAACCATCCGATCTGGTGCTTGGTTTCGATGCGATAGCCCTTAGCAAGCCAGGCGTTAAGCGTTTCGATTGTGGCGGCTTGAACGGCGCGGTAGTTATGCCCGTCGATGCCGCCAATATAAATGTCAAACTTTTTGTCCATTTTGATAGTCCTATAGATTGAAAAAGATAGCGCAGGCAAGTGCTACCCCGAAAAGGGTAGCGATTAGCCAATCGATAAGGGTTTTCATGCTGCTACTGCCAATTTGATGACCTTAGCCATTTTCTGACCATGGGCGACATAACCGATGACCGAAACAGATGCATCCCAGCAAGCCCGACAACCAGAGCATTTACCGCCATGCTCGTAGGCTTTGCAGACGCTGATTGAAGCTTGATCATCAAATGAGCTTGAAATTGTGCTTGAATGGATTTGATCGGCTAAGACCTCGCCTACGATTGAATCAGATGAAGCTCTGACAACCACATTTGGAAGCTTGCGCATCAATGCAATGATTGCTTGAAACTTAGGATACTTGTGCATCCTAGTCGGAAGCCAGTGTTTAACATGGGGAGTGGCTTGCATGACCATGTATATCTTGCGCGCAAGATCAATCGAATACATGTCACCGCTATCAAACCAGCGGAAGTAGCGATCATTTGAGAGAGCTGTAACCATATCGAAGACCCACTCATCACGCTGCCAATCATCACGGTTATGCTCGCGAGGAGCCTTTACGTTTGGATAGCGATAATTGCCGGTGGTTGCATAGCATCCCTTGCAAGCATCAACCAGCTCGCCATGCTTATCTCTTGAACCTGGGCAAGTATCAAGAGCTTGCAAGCTCCAAGATCTAATCCGGTCTAGTTTTGATGTAACGCTAATCTTGATCATGCTCATCTCCAAGTAGGTTTAGGTTGTAGGGGTGGTTAGCCCCCTAGTGATTTAGATTAGATGGATAACGAAGGCCGCAATGCCGGGAATAACGAGACTGCCGGCAATGATTGCCAAGACGATTACTGCAATGATGTTTTCTAATGTAGTCATGTCATACACTCCAATTTGGTTGATGTATGAGAATCATCTCATGCATCTTAGGCATGTAACCCCTACTTAAGTCTTATACGCTAGAAATACATAACAAACACCGAGCACACATAATATGTAACTAGCCATTAAGCATTACATATATATAGTGTGTATTGTCTATTGTGTGTAACTGTATAAATAGCCCCATGCTCATTCGAGCATCGGGGGTTATGGGTGTAATTATCTAACCGCCCCATCTTGATCGATTTTATCGATAATGGACAGGGCCATACAAGGGGTCGGAGCGTACCCTTTCCCCGTCATGACATGCCTACTCATCACCCGCGCAAGGCCGATCGGGTAGGAAATGGCCAGGCAACCAGCGCACAGATCGAGCTTGATTGGCGCATCGAATGGGACGGGGCCTCCGGTTTTGAGTGCACTATTACCATCCCCGCCCCAAGAAAAAATAGCTTTTACGATATGATGCGTACATCGACAATATGGAGATGTACGGTTATGGTGACGTTAGAAAAGAATATAGAGATACCGGAGAAGCAAAAGATTGCTAAATACCCATACGATGTATTAGAACTAGGCGATAGTTTCTATGTACAAGATGGTGATTTAGGTAGGTTATGTAATGCGAACTATCGAGAGTGGAGAAAGAGTGGGAAGAAGTTTACGGCGAGGAAGGTAGATGGTGGTGTAAGGGTATGGCGTGTTGAGTGAGTCATGCGATTCAGGTGGCTTGGATTAAGCGGTATACGGAAGGGGATAAGACGTATCCATACCAAGCGATGAGATGGTATGCCGAAGAGGGGGAGAAAAGACCTTTAACGGCTGATGAGCAAAAGACGGTATTGTGGTTAAAGGAGAATTATGGACTGGAAGCCCTCATGCAAAACGTGCAGATGGAGCCAAGAGATTGGCATAAAGGAAAGCAAGGAAAGTAGGGAAGTGATATTGATTTGTATCAGGGATGGCTTATTGGCTGAGAAGCCTTGTATGAAGTATGAATATGAACCAGGTACTGAATGAACTTTGATTTACAGCACTTCTACAGGTTCTGTAGGGAACTGAAGGTAGAGACAAAAGAGATGGGCATACAGCGGCTTGGACAGCGCTTACTGGGCAGCCAGACCTATGTGATGGAAGAGATTGCTAAGGGGTTGAATCAGGGTACGCATTTCTTTGTGATTCTGAAGGGCAGGCAGTTAGGGATTACGACGATCTCGCTTGCCTTAGACCTTTACTGGCATTTTAAGAACCCTGGGTTTCAGGGGACTTTGACAACGGATACAGAAGAGAACAGGGATCAGTTCAGAACGACACTAGCGATGTACATGGATGGTTTGCCACCGGAGTACAAGATTCCTTTGATGACGCATAACAGGAATCAGATGGTGTTGAAGAATAGGTCGAGGTTGTTTTACCAGGTGGCAGGATTGCGAGCTAAGGGGTCGCTAGGGCGTGGCAAGGGGATTACTTACCTGCATGGTACTGAGACATCGAGTTGGGGTGATGAGGAGGGGCTAGCTTCCTTGCTGGCTTCTTTGGCTGAGAAGAACCCGAATCGGCTTTATTTGTTTGAAAGCACGGCCCGTGGCTTCAATATGTGGCATGACATGTGGCAGGTGGCTAAGAAGGCTAAAACGCAGAAGGCGATCTTTTGTGGCTGGTGGAGAAATGAGCTTTATGCGGCTGATCCCAAGTCGGATGTGTATAGGGTGTATTGGGATGGGAAGTTAAGCCCAGAAGAGAAGGAATGGACAAGAGAGGTTAAAAAACTCTATCAAGTAGAGGTTAATACAAGGCAGATTGCTTGGTGGCGTTGGAAATTAAATGAGGGCTTAAAAGATGAAGCCTTGATGTATCAGGAGTTTCCGCCGACTGAAGACTATGCTTTTATCATGACTGGCAGTAGTTTTTTCAGTCACACAAGGTGTACAGATCAGGCGAAGGTGGCTAAGAAACTTTTACCAAGGTATTACCGATTTTCAATGGGCCAGTATTTTGAAGATACGGAATTGATTCAAAGCACTGAACGCATGGCGACATTGGTATTGTGGGAGGAGCCGATTGATAACGCCTACTATGTTATTGGAGCAGACCCAGCGTATGGAAGCTCTGACTGGGCAGATCGATTCTGCATACAGATCTATCGAGCGTATGCGGATGGACTTGATCAAGTTGCAGAGTTTGCTACCTCAGAGATCAACACCTACCAGTTTGCATGGATCATTTGCTACCTGGCAGGGGCCTATAAAAACTCAACCTTGAACCTAGAAGTCAATGGCCCAGGGCAGGCGGTGATCAATGAGATGCGTAACTTGAGGCGACAAGCGCAGACGATGGAGCCGAAAAAGGCGAGGCGCTTGGATGATGTCTTATCGCACATGCAGCATTACCTGTGGCGCAGGAATGATTCGCTAGGTGGTGTCTCGAATTCGCTCGGTTACTTGACCACGCATTCATCTAAAGAAAGGATGTTGAATTACTTTAAGGATTACTTTGAGCGCGGGATGATGAATGTTTACTCGATGGACTTGCTTGAAGAAATGAAGTCAGTGGTGCGAGACAATGGTTCTATTGCTGCTTATGGGCGCAACAAGGATGATCGGGTGATTGCCACAGCACTCGCTTGCGTGGCTTATGCCGAGCAGCTCATGCCGCGATTGATGCAAATGCGTATGACTAGGGCAAGGAAGGAAGAGGCGATAACGCCTGTACAAGAACCGATCATGGATCGGCAGATCAACAACTACTTGAAAGCACTCGGTGTCGGGCCTCAATAAAGAAGCCATGATGGAAGTCATGGAAAAGTTTTTTGCTGATAAGAAGCGCGGCATCTCCATTCGTCTTTTTGCTGAGCTTTGTGGCCTTACAGAAGATCATTTGAGGGATGTGTTTCAGCGTAAGAATTACCCGCTTACAGAGTTTGTGCAACGCCGTGTCAATCGTGCTTATGAGCAATGGATTAACGGTGACGTTGCTGTCATGCGATTCAGGCGTGATGTTTATTTAGAGTTTCGCAAGAAGCCTAAGCAAACCATGGTGAGGCGCAACTTGATTGAATTTGATGGCAATCAATTTAAGCTCAATATTGGTGTGCGGCCAAAAGCAGATGATTACCGTCGAGATGACTTAGATGCTCAAATAAGGAGAAAACATGGCCGTTTATCATGATTACAAATGTCCTGCACATGGTTTTTTTGAAAGCAATAAACCGGAATGCCCTCATGGATGCACAACAGATATACAGTTGGTGTTCTTGCAACCCGTTGGGATGAAATCTGATAAGACTAAACACGCTGACACCACATTGCGTGAGTTGGCTAATGACTACGGCATGAGTGACATTAAGTCGTCTAGAGAAGGTGATCACCAAAATCATGCTTTGTTGCAAAACAAACAGGCTGCACAGCCTCAGAATCCTTTCGGAGTGCAATGGGGGAATCCGTCACAAATAGGCAACTACAATCTTAATTCCATTAGAGGCGAAACCGTTGGAGGCTTGTCAGCGGTTAAAGAAAGTGGTATAGCATTGCGCAAACCGCAACCATCGGTGGTTATCCGTGACCATGAAAACTTGAAGTTATCAACATGAGAATCCCTGACGATCCCGTTCAACGCGAGTATTTCTACAATGACCTGGTTGATAAATGCTCCGTTAGCATTCAGGAGCGCACAGGAACATACGATTCGTTAAGGTCTTATTACTTGTTTGGTTCGGGGCTTGATTCCCCACCGGCTTACTACAACAAGATTTACCCGCACATCGATCAGTTATCCAGTTTTCTTTATTCAGCAGAAACCACCCGTTTTACGATTTCTCTTGGCGCTTCAGTAAACGCTCACGAGCAAACCAAGATTCCTGCACTCACTGGTGCTTTAAACGATGATTGGCTTAACTCCAATGCTGACCAGGTGTTTGCGCAAGCCCTAAATTGGGCGCTTTGCTACAACTCCACGTTCATTAAGCTCATTCAGAAGAATGGCTTGCACCCTTACATGGTTGATCCACGTTGTATTGGTGTGTATCGAGAAGACACGCCTTACACAGATCGCCAAGAAGCATTGATTCAGATTTACTACATCACACGTTCTGAGTTATACGCAAGGCTTTATTCACACCCCAACCGTGATGCGCTGCTTGCTCGCTTGCAGTTAGGTCAAAGCCAGCAAAATCAAGTGCCTGATGGTATCCAGCGTCTGATTCTTTCGGCTACTGACCCCACAATGTACGGCAATGTGAACCTGAATATTGCTGGTATGCAGCAGTACAAGGCGCGGGTTGCTGAAGATACCGTCAAGATGACCGAGTTATGGGTGTGGAACGATGACACTGATGACTACCAATGCGTGACGATTGCAGACCCGAATGTCATCATCTATGACAGGCCAGGTGAGGGCATGTTCTTAAAGGGTGAACTACCCTTTATTCAGCTCTGCCCAACGCCTCAATATGACTACTACTGGGGTATCTCAGAGGTTGCAAGGCTTGTTTTCTTGCAAGATATGCGAAATAAACGCATGACAGAGATTCTTGATTTGCTCTCTAAGCAAGTTACACCGCCTACGGCATTGATTGGCTTTACGGGTTTGTTAGATGAGAAGAACTTTGCACTTAACCGTGTTGGTGGTTTGCTTTCTACTGATATGCCTAATGCCAAGGTTGAGCAATTAGCACCGTCGATACCCAATGATCTCTTCCGCGAGATTGCAGAAATCGATCAAATGTTTGAAGAAGCCTCTGGTATTGTGAATGTTTTGCAGGGTAGAGGTGAATCAGGCGTTAGAAGTGCCGGTCATGCCTCGCAATTAGCCCGTTTGGGGTCATCAAGAGCCAAAAAACGGGCGTTAATTATTGAAGATTCGCTTGAAAAGATGGCAACGCTGTACTTAAAAGCTATGCAAAGCTATTCTGACCGCATTTATACTGACGATACGGGCAATAAGTTCATTGCAGACCAGTTTACGAAAGATTTTGTGGTCAAAGTAGATGCGCATAGTAATTCGCCAATCTTTACAGAAGACCTAAGAAGCCTGGCTTTTGCGCTTGCAGACCGTGGTGCGATTACAAAAGAGCGTTTGATTGACATTTTGGAGCCTCCTATGAAGCAATTGCTTAAAGAAGACCTTCGAAAGATGCAGCAAATGAATGAAGCAGCGCAAGAAATGCAAAAACAGCAGCAACCTACGCCTGAAGGCGCTGCTCCCCCTGCTCAATAGGAGTTTTTATGCTGACAAATGGTAATGGCAACTTTAATGGCGGTTCTGGAGGAACAAGAGGCGGTGCAGATCGCTTTTCTTACCAAAATGACCAGCCAAAAGTGGATAGAACTGAGTTAAAACAGATTTATCGCACCCCACAAGTTAATTATGGCCGCGCAACGATGAATCGCACGGGTTATCAACGCGCAGGAGGAAGATTTTCATGATGCAACGCAAAATGTTACGTTATGCTCGCCCATCACGCCGCTAATCGCTTGACAGACGGTTGTTAAGTGGTATAAACCGCGCTGAAAGGACATATTATGGGCGTTAGTGCAGAAGAGCTTATGAAATTGATTCGCGGCGGTGCTCAAGACGGCAAAGCCTCGATGGAAATTGAAGTTGAAGAAGAAGGCACCGAAGGTGAAGAGGGCATGGAAAAGAAGCCTGCCCTTTCCGGCGCTTCTTCGCCTCCCATGTCATCACCTATGTCTACTCCAGAGCCTAAAAAAGGCGAAGAGATGCAAGGCCGCATTGATGTGCAGCTTGGCATGGGTATGTTGATGAGTGCTATGCAGAAATTTCCTGATGGATCGCCGGAACAAAAAGCGGTTAAAGAAGTAATTGGCAAGTTAGGTTCTGCATTTGGTGAAATGGATTACA